TATTGCTTTTACAACGGATGGGTTAACTACTACCAATGGTGTGATTGTTTATGTAGATGGGCAGGAGTTAGCAGTTAAAGGGACTTTATCAAATGCTGGTTTTGCATCTACCACAAAGAATCAAATAGGTAGTTACGCTACTAATACTTGGAATTTTAATGGTAACATAGACGAAGTAGCAATGTGGAGTTCTGTTCTTACTCAAGCTCAAATTGCTCAAGTTTATAATAACGGCTACCCTGGAGACTTAACATCATTATCTCCTATATCTTGGTGGAGATTAGGGGAAGATGCTTATTTTGTTAGTAATGTTGTAACTATACCCAATAAAATTACTGGTGGTCCAAGCGGCACAGGGGGTGGTGGCGATCAATCAGCATTTCTAGTAGGTGATGCACCTGGTAGCTATGGGAATGGATTAGGTGATAGTTTAGATGTATTCGACAGAATAGGAGACGCACCTCAATCAACTGAGAACTCTGTTAGTATAAATATGATACCTAGTAATAGGCATTCATACCCTGCAGGTTATCTACCTACACAAGTGAACAATGTTTTTAGTATGGCATTTGATGGTATAAATGATTATTTTGACACTAGTTATATTATACCAGCTATTAGTAATTGGAGTGTTTCTTTTTGGGCTAACATTGTAGACCCAAGCAATTCTAATTATTATTATTATATTACCGCAAGAAATAGTTCTACAACAGGACTGATAGTATGGAGTGGATCTGGAAGTGCTAGTTCACAAAGAAATTTTACGGCTAAAATAAATAGTACTACTATAACATTTTCCGTAGCAAGTTTTGCAACTTGGTATAATATTGTAATCACGGGAGATGGTTCTAACTTAACAGCTTATGTGGATGGGGTACAGGTAGCAACAACTGCTATTTCTACATTGTTTCCTACTCTCACTTACACTACTAAAATAGGTAGTAATAAAGATGGAACGAATTATTTCTTTAACGGTCAACTAGACGAAGTAGCAATTTTTGATTACGCTCTTTCTGCAAGACAAATTAAACAAGATATTTACAACGGCACAACAACGGGTAAAACCGCTGATTTAAATAATATTAGTAACTTAACTGCTCCTGTAGCCTGGTACAGAATGGGAGACTAAAATAGATATATGGCAACAGAATGGATATCACCAACGTGGCGAATGCCTCAAGAAAGCAATCAGAGTAAAGTAGATAACTATAGTTTATCTTTGGATGGTTCAACAGAATATATGACTATTCCTTCTACAAATTTTGGTGATGCGAGTACAAATGTTTCATATTCACTTTGGCTTAAGCCAAATATGCCTGGTGGAGCTAGTAATTATGGATATCTTCTTTCAGGTGCAAGTTCTTCTGATGGAGGTTTAGCGATGAATGAAGGTGGAAGTGGTGCAGGAGGTGTAAATGGAACGTTTTATTATTATAATGGTTCTACTGTTTCTGTTCTTACCAGCACACCTTTAACTGCTGGAAATTGGGCTCATTTAGTCTTTATATTTGACGCTTCTGCAAACGAAGTTTATGCCTATATTAATGGATCTTTAGATAAAACAACATCAGTAACAGCACCATTTAAAACAACATTCACTACTTTATTTAGATATACTCCTGCAACTACTCACTATTACGATGGACAAGCTGCACAGATCTGTATTTATAATTATACTATTACTTCTTCACAAGTAACTGCTTTATACAACTCAGGTACTCCAGTAAATCCTATGGCTATATCTGGACAATTACCAATTGCTTATTATCCTTTAGGTGGAGGATCAACTGGTGACGCTGCTGATCCAGCAACAACTTTAACCGTTCCAAACGATTCAGTACCAGATGCAACTGTTTTTAATTTTGTTGAATCAAGCACGCAGTATATTGATATAGGAACAAATAATAGTGTGTTAATGCCTACTGATGAATTTTCTATAAGCTTATGGGTTAAATTCTCTGCTGCAGCAATGGGTAATATTAGAGGTTTATTTAGTGCTAATAGTGCTGGAGGAAATAATGGTTACCTTATATGGAAAGGCGGTGACAACAAAGTTGATTTTTTAATTAATGAAACTGGCGCTCCTTCTGGCTGGAGAACCGCTGTAGGACCAGTAGTTGCACAAGACACTTGGTATCATATTGTTTGTACGTGGGATGGTTCTACTTCTAAAATATATGTTGATAATGATACGCCAGCAAGTACCTCTGTATCTACAATTGTTTACGACGCCTCAACAGTTAATAGAATTGGAGATTATGCTACTTACGAGATGGATGGCGATATGGCTAATGTGCAATTCTGGAACAAAGGATTATCAGCCGCTAATGTAACAACTCTTTATAATAACGGTGTTCCACTATACACTGGCACACAACCTGAAGCTGCTAATCTAAAAGGTTGGTGGAAACTAAATGTTGATACTAGTACTTGGAATGGAAGTGATTGGATTATAGGAGATTCTGCAGCGGATTATCCAACTTGTCTACAATTTGATGGATCGAGTGGAGTGAATATAAGTCAAACAGGTTTTCCTTGGACTCCTAAATTTTCTGAAGCATCAGATATATCTATTTCTTTTTGGATGCGAACTGATAAAGATATTCCAGGATCCTATAATCGTCAATTTGCCGTAGGTTGTTGGCATAGTATTTCAAGTACAGGAAGTAGTTTAGGCACTGTATCTCACGCTTTTACAGATTGGACTAAAACTATAGCAAGAGTTGGAAATAGTTATGGATCAACAAAGTTAAATGACGGAAATTGGCATCATATAGTTTATACATTTCAATTTTCAGACGGTCAAGCTTACGGATATGTAGATGGAAATTCTACAGCGGAAGTTTCTGCAACCTTAAATAATGGAGCTGCTTTATTTTGGGCATTGTATATAGGAGGACTTGGCTTTAATAACACTTATGATTTTGATGGACAAGTTTCAAATGTACTTTATTACAATAAAGTAATAACAGGCTCGGAAGCAACTACTCTTTATAATAATGGAGCTCCACAAACTTCTCCTTCTTTTTCTCCTGATGGTTGGTGGAAATGTGATAATTTAACAACTGGTATACAGGATAGTGCTGGAAGTAATAACGGCACTAACGATGGAGCAACTGTTTCAAATATTCCAGTATCACCAAATAACGGCACTAGCAATGGTATGACTACAGCAAATTTAATTAATTCTGACCTAACTCGTAGTATTCCGTATAGTAGTTATAGTATGGATTTTGATGGAGTAGACGATTATATAGATGTAACACAACAAGATTTAGGTACTGTAAATACTGTATCCTGGTGGATGAAACATCTAGGAGGAACAAGTGCAACTGATACTGTTTTTGGAGAAGATAATGCAACTCAATTTTGGTCTTTTATTTATATTGATTGGAATGCTAATATTTTATATTACAAAGATCCATCTAATAATAAAAATACTTGGGATGTAAGTTTATTTGATGATACAGATTGGCATAATTGGATTATAACTAGAGATGGAACAGCTACCATTTTATACGTAGATGGAGTATCTCAAGGAGCTGGAACTGTCTCTGGAGCTTTATCTGGTAATAGTAAGTTTAGATATTTAGGAGCTGATTATAGCGATATGACTAGAGAATTTGAAGGTAACCTATCCAATGTAGCTGTATGGACCTCAGTATTGACTCAAGATCAAGTGTTAACAATTTACAATGGTGGTGTTCCAAATAGTATTTCTAGCTTATCTCCAATATCTTGGTGGAGTTTAGCAGGTGATAGCTATTATAATGGAACAAATTGGATATGCCCAGACTTAGGTAGTGGTGGTAATAATGGAACTAGTAGTGGTATGGGTGGAACTGAAATAGTAGGTAATGGACCAGGTTCTACAGCAAATACAACTGCTACAAATATGGCTATTCCAGCAAACTTAAAAGGAGATTCACCTAATTCTACTAAAAATGCTTTTTCAGTAAATATGAACTCAGCAGATAGAGTCGCAGATGTGGCACCAACTCCGTAAAAAAATATTAACTTTGTAAAAAAACAAAAAATGGCAACAACTTATAATGTAATTAACTTAACTGACACTAACGCAATTTTGTTTAGTCAAGTTAATCAATCTTCAGCACAAACAATGCGTAGAAACTTAGCTAATACTCAAGGATTGCTTTCGTGGCAAGTAGAACCTAGTTTTATAACTGATGGTAGTTTAGTTCCTGTATCTACTTTGGACCACCAGCAGGCACTCGATTTGATGTCGACTCCAGAATGGTCAGACCCTAATCCACCCGCAGAGTAAGTGGATAAAATAAACCACATAAAGCATTTAATGGCTTTAAAAGGGTATGATGTATTTGAATCGGACACCAAGCCTTTTAATTTAAATATTGTTGGAATTAGGGACTCAGATCCTACCACCAATATGTTTAATGATTCTATTTCTATATTTTGGAAGTATGAAGGCAGGTGGAATTATTTAGAGTTTCAAGCAACTACTTTACCAGGGTTAAAATACCTACAAACGCCAATGAATCCGAAAGGTTGCGCTATAATGGTTCCAGGACAATATAAGGGAGCGTATAAATTAGGAACTCATTACACTTACACGGCTTTAGTCCAGCGTGGTAGTGAAGTAGCAGTATACAGAGATGAAGATAAAGACCAGCATTACGATATGGTAGAAGATTCTATAATATCTGGATACTTTGGAATCAACATACACAAGGCTAGTGAAGGAGAAAGACAAACTGTAGATGGATACTCAGCAGGGTGTCAAGTTTTTCAAAACTCAGATGAGTTTGATATATTTATTGATCTTTGTAAAAAAGCTGAAAAGTATTGGGGAAATAGTTTTACATATACTTTATTAAATGAGCAATAAGAAAAATAAAAAGAAATTTAAAGATACTAAAGTAGGGGTTTTTTTGAAAGAAAAAGCTCCTGCTATTTTAGACACGGTTGGAGAATTCTTGCCTGATCAAGGGGGTCTTGGAATAGTAAAAAATATTATATCAAGTGATAAAAAGATTGGTCCTGAAGACAAGGAAATGGCTTTAAAATTATTAGAGCAAGATATTGCTGAGATGAATAATATTTCTAAACGATGGGATAGTGATATGAAATCCGATTCTTGGCTTAGTAAAAATACTAGACCCCTCACTCTTATTTATCTTACATTAGTAATGTCTATTTTAATAGTGCTAGATTCCACAGTATTGTTAGAAATAAATCAAGGGTGGGTTTCTTTGTTAGAGGCTTTACTTATTACTGTTTATGTAGCTTATTTTGGCTCACGAGGTGCTGAAAAAATAACCAGTATAAAAAAATAAATGAATATTAAAGAAGAAATTAATAAGCTGGAAGCACAGCTTACGGGAGATATGTTTAAGGATATGGAATTAAAGAACAGAATACACGTTCTTAAAATGCAGGAAAAAGGCGTTAAACCAGAGGATTCTCATTTTGAATGCGTAGGGTGTGGTTCGTGAAAAAATAAGTATCTTTGTATAAATTAAATCAAATAGAATGAAATTAGAAACAAAAGAACTCGAAACTATAAAAGACCTTAATAAAGAATTTAGTACTTTAAAAGTTTCACTTGGAGATGCGGAGTTACAAAAGTTAGTTATTGTAGAAAAAATACAAGCATTAAAAACTAATTATAAAAATTTAGAAGATCAGTTAATTAAAAAATACGGATCTAACTCAGTAATAGATTTAGAAACTGGAGAAGTAAAACAAAAAGAAGAAAATGGCTAAAATATCCGATCAAACGTCCTACCCTGCAATTACTCCCGTTGGAGGAGATTATTTAATCTTAACTGACATTAGTGATACTAATAAAACTAAAACTGTCACAGTACAATCATTAAGTGATTTTGTAGCTGCAATAACCACTATTACTTCTGCTAATACTGCTATAACAGTTTCGGGAACAACTAGTATAACATTAACTTCTACTGCATATGGAGGAGGAGCCACTATTGGACACGTTCCTTCAGGCGGAGCTGTTCATAATTTTTTACAAGGAGATGGAACTTGGTCAACTATCGATTTAGCTACGAGTGATGTGGTTAATGTATTAAGACCTTTAAACGGAGGAACAGGTTTAAGCTCATATAATGCAGCGGGAAGTTTAATAGTTTCTACGAGCTCTAGCGTTTTAGGAGAATTAGAAATAGGAACTGCAGGACAAGTACTTAAAGTAAATTCGCTAGCAAATGGGTTAGAATGGGGTGCAGATACAGGAGCGGTAACAGGATACACAAACGGCACTGATAATAATATATTAACCTCTTCAGGCGCTACTACTATAAACGGTGAAAGTAATTTTACTTTTACTGGCTCCGATTTAGCTTTGAGTGGGCAATTTGTTGCAACAGCAGGAGTTGGCACTAACACCGCTATTAGAGGAATTGCTTCTAATTCTACCAGTACTCAAGGATGGAACACTAGTTTAGGAGTAGCGAATTTTGATCAAAATGACACAGGAGCTAATTGTACTACAATAGCTGTAAATACGGAAAGTACCAACGGAAAATTAATTTCTTTTTATTATCAAGAAAATTCTGGAACAGGACCAAAAGGAGAAATTAAATACGATACTGCAAGTAGTCAAGTTCAATATAATGTTACATCGGATTATAGATTAAAAGAAAATATATTAGATTTAAGTTCAGCTGTAGATAGAGTTAAAAACTTAAAACCTAAAAGATTTAATTTTATTGGCAATGAAAATGTAATAGATGGGTTTTTAGCTCACGAAGTTCAAGAAGTAGTTCCTGAAGCTGTGTCAGGATCCAAAGATCAAGTATTTGAAGATGGTCAAGTAAACCCACAGCAAATGGATGCCTGTAAGTTGATACCAGTGCTAACAGCAGCAATAAAAGAATTAACTGCTAGAATTGAAGCTTTAGAGGCTTAATTTAAACAACTTTAATTAAATGAAATGGAAATTAGAAAAATATCAATTGGTCCAGATTACAAGTCAGGAGCAATGCACTATATTATAGGTCAAGGTGTTATAGGCGGAAAATATAGTATACATCACATTAAACACGACCTGGGAGAAGGGTCAATAAAAATATGGATTATAAAAGAAAATGAAGTTTTCTTATGGAAATCTTTTAATTCTACAATTCCAGTATCTATAGAGTATAACTTAGATTTTTAGTATGAAATCACCTTTTTGTTTTGTAGTAACACCCTTACACAATAAAAGGTATGATAATGTTAAAAAATTAGAAAATTCATCTCTTATTTTATCTTCTACCAAAGAAGATCATACCATTTCTAATCGTTTTGCACAAGTCATTTCTACTCCTATAAACTACTCTGGACCAGTAAAAAAAGATGATGTTATCTTAGTACATCATAATGTTTTTAAACTGTATTACGATATGAAGGGCAGAGAAAAAAGTAGTAGAAGTTTTTTAAAAGACAATGAGTTTCTAATAGAAGACAACCAATGGTATGCTTATAAAAAAGATAATAAATGGCATTCTAATGAAGATTATTGCTTTATAAAACCAACAAAGAAAGAAGATTCTGTTATATTTAATAATGAAACTTATCAACCTTTAACAGGAACGGTAGCTATAGGCAATCAAATACTAGAAAAGTTAGGGGTATATAAAGGGGATAAAGTTTGTTTTAAACCTGACTCAGAGTATGAGTTTATTATAGATGAAGAAAAACTTTATAGGATGAGATGTAAAAACATTACAATTAAATTATGACTGAATCAAATAAAATTAAATTAAAGATAATTGAAGCTGGATATAAGGCTGTAGAACAGTTAATTAAGGTGGCTAAAGAAGATATTATAAAACCTGATCCAGAAGACGAACTGGCTGCTGATAGATTAAAGAATGCAGCAGCTACTAAAAAATTAGCCATAACAGATGCGTTTGATATTTTAAATAAAATAGAAACCGAAAAAGAAAACATTAGCGGGGCTGAAACTCCAGTTAAAAAAACTAATCAAGGATTTGCAGAAAGAAGGTCAAAATAGTTTATATAAAATAGTTAGTGGCATTATTCCTAAGGGAGTTATGACGTCTAAAAATAAAGCTAAAACTTGGCAACCTGGATATAATGAAAAGTATGGTATAGTTATAATATCTAAAGACGGGACTTTAGGGGATATATACAATATACAAGGATTATTAATTGGTTTACCAAAAACTCCTTCTAAACCTTATAAAAGATCACCTAAAAAAGAAGAGCAGTTTTGGGAAAGAACTGAAGAGCCTAAAGCATTAAGAAGAATTAATTCTATATTTCAATGGAACGAAACACCTTCTAGTTTTAAAAACGAATGGGTGGATTATATAGAAGAAGAATTTGATAAAAGGGAAATGGGATACTGGTTTATGAATAATGGTACTCCCACCTACATTACTGGAACACATTACAATTATTTACAATGGACTAAAATTGATGTAGGGTATCCAGACTATAGAGAAGCAAATAGAATATTTTATCTTTTTTGGGAAGCTTGTAAAGTAGATAAAAGAAGTTTTGGTATTTGTTACTTAAAAATAAGACGTTCAGGATTTTCTTTTATGGGCTCTTGTGAATCTGTAAATACAGCTACTATATCTAAAGACGCAAGAGTGGGAATTTTATCTAAAACAGGTGGTGATGCTAAAAAACTTTTTACAGACAAAGTGGTTCCTATATCTAACAACTATCCTTTCTTTTTTAAGCCTATTCAAGACGGTATGGATAAACCAAAAACTGAATTAGCTTACAGGGTTCCAGCAAGTAAGATTACTAAAAAAAATATGTATGAAACAGAAGAGATAGAATTAGAAGGTTTGGACACCACTATAGATTGGAAAAACACTTCTGATAACTCATACGATGGTGAAAAATTACAATTATTAATACACGATGAAAGCGGAAAGTGGGATAAACCTGATAATATATTAAACAATTGGAGAGTAACTAAAACTTGTTTAAGATTAGGTAGTAGAATTATAGGTAAGTGTATGATGGGATCTACATCAAATGCTCTTGACAAAGGAGGCAATAATTTTAAAAAACTATACTACGACTCTGATGTAACTAAAAGAAACGCAAATGGACAAACTAAGAGTGGTTTATATTCTTTATTTATTCCAATGGAATATAATTTTGAAGGATATATAGATCGTTATGGAATGCCTGTTTTAAGTACTCCAGCTCTTCCTGTAGAAGGCTGTGATGGAGAGTACATAGAAATAGGAGCTGTAAACTATTGGGAAAACGAAGTTGCTTCACTCAAAAATGATGCTGATGCGTTAAATGAATTTTACAGACAATTTCCTCGGACAGAATCTCACGCTTTTAGAGATGAAAGCAAACAGTCACTTTTTAATCTTACTAAGATATACCAACAGA